GCTCGAACACGTCGCCACTTGTATCAAGAGAAGCATCTGCGTCCGTATTTCTGAAATGCATCTGCATATCATATTCAATCTTGTTTGTGATCGTGATATTCTTATCTACGATTTCGAGTGCAATACTCGTTCCTGCTATATCGATTTTATAATTCATTTATTTTCTCCTGATTTATACTGCTTTGGGTAGTAATTTTACTTGTTTCATCCATTCCCTGGCTACATCCCAAACCTCACTGGGAACATTTTTGTTGTATTTTCCACGGAATTGAATTATCTTGCCTTGCTTTACTTCGAGTGTGTAAAGAGGTTTTTTAGGTTGATTTGATAGACGGACAAACACTATTAAGGTATTCCCTTTAAAATGCTTGTCTGTGTACGAGCTTACGCAATGATGTAGCTTCTTGCCCTCATAGATAAGTTCGGCCACTTTTCTAGGAACGTGAAATGCGTATCCTTGGATGGTCTTATCCATTCCTTCTCTAAGTTTGAATTCTGCTTCAAGCTGCTTACGTTTCTTCTTATCTTCCAGTTTGCGTTTTTCTTCAACGAATTGATTATATAATCCGACCGTGTGATTATGCATGGCCGTAAAATCCTTTGGAACAAGCATAGCATCACTTTCAGGCTCAACCCCCATTTCTCGTAACATTTTGAGGTAATCAAGATATTCATTGAACTCAATTCTGTTCTTGATAACCCAATTCTGAAACTTATTGATCCCGACACCTTTCGGTATATGCTTGATATCGTGGTAAGTCAGATAAGACTCAATGCCAGGCACCAGTCGGCCGTTCCGTTCTTTTAATCGACGGCTCAACTCAAATTCATTAAAACTACGATTTGAATTCTTGAAAAATTGTTTATTCCTCTGAAGCCATCTGCGATTCAAGGTTCGCATATCTACGTTTTTGGTGAATCCAGTGTAACCTGGATACATGATTTCGTTGGCCAATTTGTAAGCATGAATTTTCTGAGCGAATTCAATTTCAAACTTATATTTGTAAAGCCGTTCAATTTCCCAGTAGCAAATATTCCCGAACTTCAAATATTTGAGTTCAGATACCTTTTTAAGTTTTTCAACCCATTTGTTTGGATAGAATTTATTACCAGTATAATACCCTCCGCTAAAGAAATTAGCGAATAGATACGGATAAAATTGTCCGTTGTAATCTTGGCCAATCTTCACATGTTTGTCATTTTCGAATCGCTCCAAATTTGTAAAATGCCAATCGATAAACTGTTTTCCTTCAACCAAATTCGACCTAAATTCATAAGATTGTATCTCAATGCGCTTCGAGGTACTGAGAATGATAGAGAAAAAGTAGGTCTTGTCATAAAAAGTGAGCCGTGACGACTTTGTCAGTCGTTTCTCGATACAATGGCCAAGGTTCAAATCTGAAGCGATTATGGTCTTGTCCTTATTGCTCCATTTGTACGTTGTGATTTGCGAGTAGCACCAGCTCCAGAAACCTGCAGGTGGCTTCAATCGTCTATCTGCTTCTCGCTTGCATTGTTCGTTGATCTTGCTCATGCTAGTTCTTCAAAAAGGTCCAATTGACCTTCGACTACTCCTTTCTCCTTCTTAATTTTAGGCTTCTTGATGATCTCATCACCTGGACCAGCGCCTTTCTTAATTTTAGCGACATCCACATTTTCTTCAGGAGAATCCTGATTTTTCTCTTCCTTTTTCTTCTTGATAGATTCGACTGGTACCTGTTCGATGTTGGATACTTTTGAATTTGAGATAAAATATTCTCGAATCCATCCAAAAACAGTGTTGTCATCGATGCAAGCTACTCCATTTTCAGCGAATTTGCGCGCTTTTTCTTTCGCATACTTCAGAGCACATTTCAGAGAGTATCGCTCTTTTAGGATGCCTTGGAATAACTCTTCGTCCTCTTGGTCGCAAATCCAGTTATGAATGCGATCAAGTGAAAGATCATGTGGTTTATTTAATTCCTCTAGCAACTTAGCCAGGGCTTTTTCTTTGATTTCATTCATTTCATTTCAAAAAATGCGACTGCCTCTGTTGTTGTGAGTTTGGCTAAATACAGGCAGTCGCTCGTCCAAGGTCACATGACCTTCATTGACGCTTTCTAGTTCGCAGTTTTACAAGAATGCCCGGCTTGTTTATTTTTGAGTTGTTTCCATTTTGGAAATAGTTGGTTTTTCAAACTTAATAATCACTTTCAATCAGGTCATTCAAGCTAACTACTGCATTCAGCTTTTTCTGGCTTCTGCAATAATCGCAATGACCACATTTTTTAGGCTCTTTCCGGCCTTGGATAACCTCCCAAACTTCTACAATTTTAGACTTGATTTTGTCTAAACCTTCTTCAAGCCATTCATCATCGATTTTCAAAATGTCACGATCTGGCACGTTTTCCTTGCTGACTGCTACGATGTATGGTCTGAAATCTTTACCAGTCATCTGTTTTAAGAGTTCACGATACAATCCAAGCTGACCATGATATCCAAAGTTAAGAATATTGTTAACTGCTGCAGGAACTTTCTTTTTAAGTTCTGCGCTCCATTCTTCAGCATAGATGGACTTCATGGTTTTTAAATCCACGAAATAGCCACGACTCAAGTTGACACTGTCCAGCTTACCTTTGACTGGAACCCCTTCGATTTCTCCATAGACAATCAACTCTTTTTGAACTTCGTCTGACGGATAACCATGGTACAAATGATTAAATCCATCGTCATCCTTTAGACTTGCAATCATCTTATCGCCAATCACAAAGTCAGATTTTAGATTTCCTTTGTTTTTCCCAGTTTTGGCCAAGATTTTGTCGCCATTTTCATCCATGAACTGCTGGTGTGCTTCTGGGCTTTCAAAGTAGCTATGAACATAGTTCCCAAGGAGGAGAGGGGTCTCGTCCCTCTCTTCTACCCATTGGCCACTGTCCAAAGCAAAGGCCTTGGCCTGGCATTGCTGATACCGTTTAAAGCGTGAATTGGTCAACCAGTTTGTGTCCTGGTAGTAGTTCTCTTGTGTTAATTCTTCCATGGCCTACTCCTTAATGTTGGTCGTGTTTCCCTCAAAGAAACTGATCTCTTCCAAAACTTCTCCCGTTTCTTCGTTAAAGTCTGGAATTTCATCTGCTGGGTATTCGGTAGAAGCTAACTCGTCAGGAATTGCCGTTTTTTCAGCCGTTTTTGGGGGTGTTTTGCTTTCTTCGGTAAATTCTCCATCTACCACGTTGTCTGGCTCTGTGGGCGTGCTAGGGGCTTTTAAAATGTCGTCTAACGTTTCAGCTTCTTCTCTCACTGGTTCAGCTTCTTTCATTTGGCGCTCGTTATCATACTCATTTTCTGTAGTACGGTTCACAGCATCAATAAATAAATCATTATCATCACTAGTATTAAAGAACTGTTTCGCAGCACGATTGATAACTGTACGCTTAGCCATTTCTTGAGGGAAGTTATTCTGAACATTCTTAGTTTTAGCTTGCGCCCAAGACTTGTCAATTTCTTTTTTGGTCATAACAGTCAGGATTTTCTCCCCATCCTCTTTTTCGATAATGCAATAAGCTCCTGCGATTGGATTGTCTGCATTAACCCAATCCGTTTCATGGCTAACAAAAACTTTCCGACCGTTTTCGTTCTTAATTTGGAATTTGTCACCCTCATAGATAACTTCTGCATAAATATCTTTCACTTCTGGTAATTGCTTAACAACTTTCATAGTGCCAAAATATGATCTAGTCAGCTTAACAGTATTTCCGTAAGGGATAAAATAGCACTGAGTCTTTGCCGGGCTAAGCCCTTGAGTTACCATGTCAAGGAGTGCATTGTAGATACTATCTTGAGTGCACATCTGGAGCAAATTCCCACTACTGGAATTTTTTAGAGCGTAATATGCTGAACTGAGTGCATTGCTAACGCTATAATTCTGTGCAATCATTAGTCCCTCGTTTTGCATTTCTCCAATGCGTGCTGCAACTGGTGATGTAATTTGTTTTTGTGTTAGTTCGTTTGTCATTTCTTTCTTCCTTTCGTCTTCTTCAAATTCCAATTTTCACGTTTTATACGGCTATTTTCGTTTTGCAATTTCAAAATAATATCCTGTTGGTCGTTGATGATTTCTCCGAGTTCTCGGCCGAGATGAATATATTCAGCTCGCCAGTTGTCGATTTCTTCGTGTAGCTCCTGAATCATACTTCATCACCCACGTATCGATACTGCCCACATCCAACATAGATGTACTGGCTTGGGTCAAGTTCTTCTCGTGGTTCAGGCGGTTGCATCATATCTCTGTCATAATCAAACATGAGCATACACCTTTCCAAGTTCCAACACTCGTTTCACATATCTGGCCTTGGATGTTAGCCCAAGATCCAGCAATTCGTTTTTTTCTTCATGATTGGCCAAAAGCCATACACGGTTTTCAAGTTCAATTCTCGTCATTATCTTATCCTCAGCGTAACACTTTCATAATCACTTTCTTAGGTTCTGGCAAAGCTAACGGTTCAGGACGTAAACCTTCAGGGCGCTCATTGTCAAACGTGAAGCCCGGAAACTCTCTGCGAATGTTTTTGCGAATTTCTTGACGTTCAATTTTTCGTCCGATTTCAACAATCTTATTAAATTCATTGACCGCTCGTGTATCTTCCTCTTCCTGCTTGCGTTGTTTCTCAAGTTCGTGCAGTTCCATTTGTCGTACTAAAATCCCAGCTAAAATAAATCCTAAAATCACTGCGCCAGTTCCTAGAAGTTGGTTGATTAATGGTGGTTCAAACATTTTTTCTATCTCCTTTATTTTGCTAACTGACTCTGAAACCGTAGTACGTCGTTCAAGTCATATAAATACTTACCGCCTTTAGCATTTTGCTGATAGCGGAATTTCCCTGCGTCTCTGAAATCTTCGATTTTCTTGCGACCCCAGCCCGTCTTTTCCTGAACATCTTTGATTGAAGCCCAATTCGTACCTCTTGATACTCGTAGTTTAGCTTCAGTCATAGCTTTCACATTCAACTGGACAAGTTCTGCAAGCAGTTCATTTTTAAAATCTTCTCCAAACAATTCCAAAGCCATTGGCAATTTCCTCTCTTTCGTGTTATAATTCAATTAGTAATTTTTGATTAGCGCCTGATTGCCGTCAGGTGCTTTTTTTGTTTTATCTTAGTTCGTCAATGCTGATTTCTAATGCGTCAGCAATTTTGCATATATTAGGCCATGAAAGGTATTTGACTTTTCCGCTTTTAAGGTCAGAAAAGAAACTTCGATTAACTCCAGCCATCTTAGATAATTGATGTCCGTTCAAATTTCTTTCCTGCATAATTCTGTTTAATTGTTCCCACATGTTACACCTCCAAAAAACACTATATGTTGTTAAACAAATATATTCAATTACAATATGTTGTGTTTTTCTGCTATCTATGTTATAATCATTCTTGACTAAGACCTCTCACGTTTTAGTCAAAATTCCAATAGAAAGGAGGAAAACTATATGTCTTTTAAAATGAACGGATTAGATGAACTAGCTAAAGAGCTCGAGCAAATTTCAAAGAATGCTCAAGCCCTTGCAGGAACACATGAATATTCTTTTAATGAAATATTTCCTAATAAATTCATGATAGAAAACACAAACTTCTCAACCATAGAAGAATTTCTGCTGTCTAGCCCAGAAAAAATTTCTAGTAACGAAGAACTTGAAAAAGCTGATGAAACAATCCTAGATACATTCGTTTCTGAACAAACCAAGTTCTCTACTTGGGAAGAAATGTTGTCTACTGCTACAGAAAGTCTAATCATTGACAGGCTTGGCTTTTAATTCAATTTCAATAGTACTAAGTCGATCGATTGCTTCTTGCAATTCTTCGACTTTTTTTGATACTTCTTTACAGGCTTCCTTTAGTTCCTCAATACCAGAAACTTCAACATTAAGCCGATATCCTATTTGTCTCATTTCATACCCTTGTTTTACTTTCCAGCGCCCTGAGTTCAATCTCATGGCTGACTTGTCTAAATAGCTTCTCACACGCTATCTTTGCTTCTCTGTACGTTGTAGATTCACTGATGAAATAATCAGCTAGTTCAATGACTTTATCTTCCATCCCTACACCTACGCTGGTTTAACTGTGTTCAGTTCCTTAATTTCCATCTTGGTATTATGTGATGGTTCCCATGATTCCCAATAAGTAAAAGCCTTCTCTTCGTCCTTCTTCTTCAGTAAGTCATACCGTGGAATCCTAAAAAATTCTTTGAAGTCTTTAGCTGCCTGACGAAATACCTTGCCAGCAAAAGAACGGTCTTTATAAGCTTGGCTATCCTTACCGCCAAGAGCCTTGATGACTTTCACTTTTCTTAAATTTTCAAGCTCTAAACAAATTGATGGGTTGACAGGTTGCTCATTTTTTAGATAATCGACATCCCCTGCTAAAACTTCCTGATTTTGCTTTAATTCTTTTTGAGTTTGTAGAACTTGAATCAAGATATCTTCTTGAGTCAGTTCGTTTGGTTGACTTTTAACTACTTCATGCGTCATAAAATTTCTCCTTCCAAGATTTGATTGCCTTTATTTCTGATTTTTTGTAAATCAGTAAAGAATCGGATACCTCGATTGACGAAACTGTCGAACTCCTGACCAGCAACACCGTCCGTATGTAGGACTTTTTCTTCATCTGCGTAGATGAGACCGCCCATATTGGCAAGAAAATCATTCCCTTTCTGGATAAGGCTAAGGATATTCTTGTAGGAAGCGATTCTTTTCTGGTAGTCGTTCAACTGCCCTTGAGATTGCTGGATGGCTTTTGTCAATTCATCGTACTTGTTCGACTTTTCATCCACTTCTGCACGTTGAGCGTACAGGTCTTTTAATTGCGCTTCAAGAAAGGCATTCCTCTCCTCTGCTGACTTGGCACGCTCTTCTAGTCTTTGACGATTCTGGAGAGCTTCTTGGTAGTCTGCTGGCATAACAGGGACTTCTTTCACGATTTCCTTAGTCGGTTCTTGCCCCTTTTGCAGTTCCATTATTTTTCTTTTAGCTGCAGAAAATTTTAATTTCAAATCTTGCAACTCTCTGACCGTTGGGTTATCCCCTTGCTCAATCCTGTTAATTTGAGCTTGTTTCTCTTCCACTGGTAGGGTTGCGATGAGATAAAGAGCTGATGACCCTAAATCTGACAACGTTGTCAGATTTGGTAGTTGTTTAGCAACCGTCATCATTCTGTTTGCTTCCCGATAATGGAAGCCAATCTTATCAAGCCATCGTCCGAACTGCCCATGAGTCAAATCATGTTCCTTAACGTGATTTAGTCGTCTGCCAATTTCCCAAATTGACTGACCTGCAATTTGTTTGTGATGATTGATTTCTAGTTCAATCTGATTGATATTGTTTGATAAAGATATTTCATTCACTCTCTAATTCCTTTCTAAATTTGGTATAATAAAATCAAAAACGAGGTAATTCTGATGTTTAGTTTGATTGATATTTTGAATATTTCTGCTGCATGGATTGGTGCTATAACAGGTGTCACAGGTCTGTTTTACTCAATTTTTATAAATAGAGCTCGATTATTGATAACAGATGCCTATGCAATGGAAGTGGCAGATGAAGCTCCTTACAAATATTCTTTTGATATTGTTAACCCAAGCAACAACACATACACAATCAAAAGCATTCAATTATTCGATGATGACGGAAAGGAAATAAAAGATAATCATTTTGATCCATTCGAAAGCCTCCCTTTTCAAATACTTCAAGAGTTTATTTTGAGAAAAGATGACTTACATTCCTATCCTTTCGAAGTTGATGAAATTATTTTCCCTCATAGCAGTATTACTTACTCTTATTACTTGGATAGTTTACCGTGTAAAATCAAGGTTAAGACTAGTAAGAGAATTCGTTTCATTTTCAAACACAAATCATTCCATCCTGTCTTTAATAAAGCAAAATAGATTTATTAAAGCACAAACTACATTTACGATTGTTACTATGATTAGTCCTAGTTCGTTCATCTTCCTACTCCTCTACTTCCTACATGTTCAACCATTTCCTAATCAAATCAGTGCTGTCAACGCTGTTGATGGTTTCAGGAATAGCAGATAACTCTACTATCTTGACCCAGTAGCTATCTAGCACTTTCTTATCAATGTAGACCGCTTGTTCGCATAAACCGATGTGTCCATCAATGACCATCGCTCTACGGACAAGTAGGTCTTTTTCTGTTTCCAGTTCAATACGTCCAGCAATATTGCCAGAGATTTCAAGGTACTTGTCTGGTTCTTCCATCTCTTCTCCTTTCAAACCAAAGTCCTAAATTAGAAATTTTAAACCTCTCTCTTTTATTTATTTAGAGAAGTAGGACTTGTTGTCTTTTAATATTTATTGTTATTTAATACTTGTTGTTAGTTAATATTTATTAGTGCCCAAAATCTGACATCTCACTTTCTGACATCTCACTTTCTGACATCTCACTTTCTGACATCTCACTTTCTGACATCTCACTTTTTGGAATGTCAGAATTATAATTCATAGACGCCTTTTTGATAGACAGGTTTAATTTCTGTTTCATAATATCGAATTGGAAATCAGATATTTTTACATCTGAAAAGAATCTGAATATATGACTCCCTCCATTTCCAGGAGGTTTTTTTCTGATTTTTCGCAAATATCCAGCCTCTTCAAAGATTTTGAAATACTTATCAATTGTCTTTCGGTTAACGCCTTTTCGCTTGGCTATCTCCTCTGGATAGACTTGCCAGTTTGGGTGATTAGCCAGCACCACCATCATGATGCCAACAGCTGTAAAATCTAACGCAGGATCGTTGATAAAGCTATTACTAACAGCTGTGTAGTCATCAGTTGGATTCCTGAAAGATGAATTGGCAATCTAAATTTTTAAAGTCTGTCATACGCTCTCCTTTCTATTTCTAATCTCCATTTCTGCTATAATATAGTCAGAAAGGAGGTAATATTATGACTGAAATTCACGCATGTCTTTGCGGAAATTGGGTGAACCTATCAGCCGACGACGATTGTGTAATGGGACCAAATATGGCTAGTCCTTACATTTGGTGGGAAGAAAATGCAGAACTCTACTCACCAATTTCTAAACCTAAAGCAAACTCGATGTACCATCAGGATTATATCTACATTCACTATCGTGGCGCTGACTATCGTATCCATCCAATTTTTATTCAAATCGTTTCTAGATAACTCTTTCTAGTCTTTTAGAAATGATTTCTACATCTGAGTCGTCCAGTTTCAACTGGTCGGCTTTTTCATTTAAACGAGCTTCGACAACTTGGTTAATTTCAAACCATTCTCGTTTTGTAAATTGACTTCTGAATTTTAGAAATTCGTTTATTGTTTCTTTCATCCGTCCTCCTTTCTAACCATCACCAAGTAGCTTCTCTGTCGTCACGCCAAGATATTTAGCAACCTTTGCAAGATTAGATGCTGATGGAGTGGATTTGTTCCATTTCGAAATCAAACCATTTGGAAATTCCAGATCTTTTTCAATGCGATAGATTGATACCCCCTGATTTGCAGCAACAGCTTTGATAGTGTCGTAAATCATGCTTTCCTCCTTTTTTAGAAATATTTCTACGTTTTATTTCTGATAACTCTTGACAAATAATAGAACTTATTCTATTATAAGAGTATAAGAAAAGTAGCAAATACAGATTTTATCTGTTTCTGCGTCTGTAGTATTTATTATTTTGTGTACCTCCCAAGTACAATACCATAATACCACAGAACTATTTCTATTGTCAATAGAAAAATAGAACTATTTCTATTTTTCTTAGATTTTTTTCTGGAGGGTATTAGAAATGAATACTTACGAGATAATAAAAGAGCTTGTCAAACAACGTTTTATAACAGTTGCACAACTTGAACGAACTCTTGATTTATCAAATGGCTCTATTTCAAAGTGGGCAAAATCAAAACCTAATTCTGAGCCGTTAGAAAAAGTTGCCGATTACCTAAATGTTAGCACAGATTATCTTCTAGGACGTACAGATAATCCGTCTATCTCTGGCGGAGGAAGTGAACCTGATGATATTGATAAAATCATAGACCGCGCTATGTTCTTCGATGGAATGCCTCTAACCGATGATGACCGTCGAGCTCTCCGTGGAATAATCTCAGGGTATATGAATAGCAAAGGAGATTGAAATGTCTCACAAAAATCAAATTGAAATCTATCAATTTAACAGTCGTGCAAAATACTGGCTAGTTCGAGCAGAGGGTGGAAAGTATTACGATGATTTTAAATACAATCACTTCATCTCTATTCATCACAACCAAGTCACGCTTGCAGATTTGCAGACTACTGACTTACTCCTCACAACAGAAAAAACTATAGAGCACTACAAGCAGCAAATTGCAAGAGTGTATCAAGACAGAAGTCTATCAAAACACCAAATTACATTCACTGCTAAACGACTATATAGCTTTGTAGAAGATATGAGTGTAGGAGATTACGTCATAGTTCCATCATTTAAGTCTAACTATTTCTTGATTGGACAAATTACAAGCGATGTCTATGAAAAAGATATGCCAGAAGGACAAGTGACCCTAAATCATGGTTATGAGCAATCTGATGATATCAAACGTAGAAACGTCAAATGGATTAATGAAGTTCCACGCAGGAAAGTAAACCCAAAGTTTCTATATAGCACACTGACTGTCCATCACACTATCTTTAATATCACGGATTTATCTAAATATATCGATGGTCTCATATCTCCACTTTACTTCAAAGATGGGAAATTACACCTTCAGTTGAGAGTTAATACTAATGAACCTATCACATCAAGTATGTGGAAAAATCTTTATTCTATTATCGATGAATATAAAAATCCTGAAATTAATGAGGAAATCGTTGCCACTTCTAACGTAGAGAGCCCAGGAGATATAACTCTACAATCCATCAGTCAATTCATATCAGATAATCATTGGATGCTGAACTCAGGATTAATAGGTATTGGTCTCTTATTCGGAGATATTGATATCAAAGGCATCACAGTTAAAGGAGTTTTTCCATATCTACGAGAAAGAAAAATAGCCAGCTTGGAAGAACGCAAACTGACTGTCGAAGTTGAGACGATGGAAAAAGATGCCAAGCTGAAAGATGTACAGCGAGAAATTGAAATGGAAAAAGCTCGTAAAGAACTAGAATTACTAAGAAATGTCAGGGCTTTTGAAATAACCGTCGACTCTCCTAATGTCTCTTACGAAAACGTAGCCCAAACGCAAATGGATTCCGATGAGAATCAGGGTGAGGGATGATTTTTACGACTAAAGTAAAAATCACAAAAGTTATTAAAATAATACCCCTGTCTAAAAAAGAAAGAGTGAGAGAAAAAATAGAATACAACAACAAATATCCCCAAAGGATTTGAATGTTTTTCATACCAACTCCTCCTCTTTGTTTTTTCAATTTGATTTTAGCAAAAACAAACTGATTAGTAAAGGAATTTTGCGAGAAAATATGACAGAAAAAGAATTATTGGATCTTCATAAAGTTACTTTGCACGAATTTACCAGCCAACAATGGTCAAGGAATGGATTCTATGACGATATAAATCGAATCGTCTACATCAATGCCGATTTAAGCTCAGACGAAAGGCGAAAAGTCCTTTTTCATGAACTCGGTCATCTAGACCACTACCGTAGCCTATATCAAAATGCTCCTTTACTATGTGAAAATGAAGCGAATCGTTACATGATTCAAAATCTGGTAGCCGAAGAGATAGCTGAATATGGAGTCGAAAGTTTTAATAGCGTCCGATTTATGGAGCGCTATCAATTAAAAACAGTTACTGATGAAGTTATGATTCAAGACGAATTCTATAAACAAGTTAGTAACATGTAAAAAACCCCCACGCTCAAATTTTGGTCGAGGAGAGCGTGAGGATCAGCGTTATAAGAAACAACCATTAAAAAGGTCGTTTCCTTATACCCATTTTATCAAGAAATGAGGTAAAAATCAATGGAAATTAAGTCTTATAAAAAGAAAAACGGAGAGACGGCTTTTGGTTTTAGAATCTACGTCGGAAAAGAAAATGGAAAAGACAAGTATATTAAACGAAGAGGATTTGACACAAAGGCAAAAGCAAGGGCAGCACTACTTCAACTTCAGGATGATATTGAGAGTGGCGAGCAAAGCAGGAAAGAAATCACGGTTGAGGAAATCGCAAAAAAATGGCTTAAAGATTATTCTGAGACAGTGCAAGAAAGCACATACATCAAGACATCTAGGAATTTCAAGAATCACATCTATCCAGCTTTCGGCAATAGAAAGATAGCTACGATAACACCACTTCAAATGCAGGAACAAGCTAACGAGTGGTCGAAGAAACTGGTCTATGGCCGTAAGTTAAAGGGGTTGATGAATAATGTTTTTAAGTATGCAATCAGACATGGTTACATTGATACCAATCCAGTAGATAGTGTGATTACATCAACAAGAAAGAAATCAGATAACAAGAGCGACTTCTATAGCAAAGACGAACTTAAAAAATTTTTAAAACTTGTCTCCAAAACAAAGGATCTAGAGAAGATAACTCTATTCCGTCTTCTGGCCTTCACAGGGGCACGAAAAGGGGAGATTTTAGCCCTTGAGTGGAATGACTGGACAGATAATACTCTTGACATAAATAAGGCCATTACAAGAGGTTTTGCAGGCGAAGAGATAGGCAATACCAAAACGGTAAGCAGTAATCGACTAATCAGTCTGGACAAGAAAACAAAAAGTATTTTGAAAAAATGGAAAAAGCAGAATCCAAACACCAAATACATTTTTGAAAATGAATTTAAAAAGCCAATTCCAAGCACTCTTCCTAGAAAGTGGCTTATCAAAATTGTGGAAGGTAGCGACCTACGTCCAATTAAAATCCATGGATTCAGACATACACATGCCAGCCTTTGTTTTGACGCTGGTATGACTTTGAAGCAAGTCCAACATCGACTCGGACATTCTGACTTGAAAACAACCATGAATGTCTATACCCACATAACCAAGCAAGCAAAGGACGACATCGGAGAACGTTTTGCGAAGTACATAGATTTCTAGGATACGACAAAAATGTTGTATCCTTTGTTGTATCCTTTTTTCGCAAAAGAATACCAAGGAATACCAAAGACAAAAACAAAAAACGTTGATTTAACAACGTTTTACCAAGGAATGCAAAAGAATGCAAAGGAATAATGGAGCCGGTGGGAGTCGAACCCACGTC